TAACCACTAAACATAATGATTATGTAAAAATCGTTCTGGCTCTTACCTCATAACCTCGTATGGGCTACAGAGCTAATTTAATTATAACACCGTTCTAGGGTCTGTCAATACCTAAGATAGATTTAAAAAACAGTGCGTATTCCCCAATATTGCGTTTGATATTCCACCCTTTCTCAACGTCAGCAAATGCCTTTTCCCCCATACTTCTTCTAAGTTCTTTATCATCTATTAGTTTTTTAATTTGTTTGTACCACTCGTCAGCCGTTCTTGCTAATAAGCCGTTTTTACCGTCTATAACCTCACTATATTGCCTTATATCCTGCCAAACGCCTGGTTTGCCAGCAGAACTGGCTTCGATCCACTTAATTGAACTTTTGCACCTATTATATGTGTCATCTGACAAGGGAACTACTAAAATATCTGTTTCTTCCATAAAGGTTGGGAATTTGTCATTAATCCACTTATAAATATCCGAGTCTCCGAACCCGTGCTTATAACGCTGTCCCCATCTATGTTTATACTTAGGGATAAATGCCCCGATTGTTTTAAAAGTAACATTAGGATAGTCTTTCATTATCCGGTCTACTCCCTTAAAAAAAGATTCCTCCTGTAGGTCTGTAAAGTGTGTTGTTGAATTACCACTCCACATAGATTTTCCATCTCTTCTAACGTATAGGGTATGATTAAAAACTTCAACATCATATACAAAGCCTTTGTAATGTCTTTTACTTTGATGTTTAGGAAAAACGTGAGAATGTAAACAATTCTTTCTGCCAGTATTTCTCAAAAAAGCTATCACATAGCAAGATTGTTGTCTTTCTTTAGGAATAAATCTTCCTTCAATAATGACATCTTTACTTTCTTTTTTATAATAATTTGCCGACCAACCAATTTTAAGGGCTATCTCTGTTAAGTCGTCTACCAATCTTTTAGAAATAGTAGTTGCTCTTATTCTTCCATTTACCTCAATATGCCCATCTCCCTTTAGATACCACTCTAGTAGAATTTTTAGTTTCTTACTAGAAAGATTTTTGATTTCTCGTGGAATAAATTTATCCCTAGCTTCTCCAAATTGCTTCAAATATTCCCAAAAGATTTTATTGCATACTCTTACTTGCCGTTTATTTACATATATTTTAAAACCAAAACTAATCAATAGTTTTTGCATTTCTTCTAAATAACCATTGTTTTTTAGTTGTCCAACTCCAACTTGCATACAATTAGTTATATTTCCTGATTTTTGTTTAAATTTACTTTTAGTTGTCCAGCCTTCTGCAAGCCAAAAACCAAAGAATTTTAACCAATCGTTCATTTTTACTTTCTTATATCCAGGTATCTTAAAATAATCTTGATTTAATCCTTTCCACTTAGCGTCCTTTTTAAGAAAATAATTCTTTTTATATAAATCTTCTGCAGTTTTTATTCCATATTTTCCACCACGTGTTTTAGTATAAAGTTGATGGTTTGGTGTTACTGCAAAGTTAAACTGATAGCCTTCTGCATAAATTAACTCATCATCGAATTTGTATTTTTGGTATTTTATGGGAAATTGATATTCTAATTCTCCCTTAGAATTAAGGGTTGCAACTTTTTCCTTCTTTAAATCTTTAAATAACCTAAATCCGTTTTCTGTTAAAATTTCAGTTTTATCATCAAAACATCCGAAGTGGGTTAGTTGTATTTCGGCAGTGTCTTTAAAAGGCGGTCTAAACCTATATAAATCTAAATCTATATAATTAGGAAAAACTTTAATCTGGTCATGTTTTTTATGGGTATTATGGACAATCACATTTTTAAGATAAGAATTGGTACAAGTCATATAGTCAACATCGTCACAAATACAGGTAAAGTGATTAAGTGGCTCTGATCCTTTGTGATAAGCTATATATGCACTATTGTCCGATCTTATATTCCAAAGGCTGTCGTCAACGTCTAGGACCAGCTTAACCCCGTGCTTTCTCGCCATCGCTCCCATAGCGGCATAACCCCAGCTATTGGCAATGTAGTTAAGGTAAATAATGTCATAGTTCTTAGCAACATAAAGCCAGTCGGTTGTTTCATTTATGTCAAACATTGTTACCTCAAACTCTACCTCGTCATCTTTCCAGCCGTTTAAATGCTGCATTGGCTGGATGATCCTGGCGAAATCCACACCAGAGGTACGGTCTATGGTTTGGTGAGATGGCAAGGCGAATATTCTTATTTTTTTCATTGTATTATTGCTAGTATGTCTTTTTCCTCAATCACTATAAATTTCTCCCTATCTACTTCTATTTCGTTTCCTCCCCATTTTTTATAAATTATCTTATCTCCCTTTTTAATAGTGACGTCCTTATCGTCTCCAACCGCTAACACTTCTGCAATTTGCGATTCTTTCTGAGCCTTATCAGGAATAATTATGCCACTAGCTGTTTGTTTTTCGTTTTCAGTATTCTTAACTAAAATATTTTTAAATAAAGGTTTAATCATTTCGCCCTCCTTTCTGTGTTTCCTCAATGAATATATCCAGCTTCTCGCTAAAAATGCGCCCTAGCTCAATGTAGTGGCTTCTAAAGGCATCTGTGTCAAGCTTAACTTCCTCGTCTTGATAGCTAACCCCGTTCATTCCTGGCTCGTAAAGCTCCAGTTCTTCTTTGGGAAAGTTGCCGTAGTATTTAACCTTGCAACCACAAAGTCTTGCGATCTCCATCATCGCACTCAACCTATCGTAACAATAGAAAGTGTGGCACTCATTCAGTAAGTCTGCTAATGCCTGTTGATCACTGGCGAACTCTCTTGATAGCTGAATACTGTTCTTGGGGTGCTTATTTAGGTTCTCGCCTTTCCCTACTAAGAAACAGGTCTTAGTACGTTTCCTCTTTTGGTCTTTGAATAGGTGCAGGTTTAAGATGGGTAAAAACAAAACAGGCAGGTTGCCAAAAGTATCATAGATTTTAGAAAAGGTTATAAACTTGTCGTTGGCGTAGATCGGATTAGTCTTATACTCCTCGGTTGTCGGGCTGGGGTTGCCATAGGAACTCATCAGGCCGGGAGTCTGGAGGATGTATCTGACACACTTTGTGGCGTTCATATCGTTTCCATGATAGATTTCAGGGTAAATACCCACTGTCTCCACATCGCCCTCTATTCGGGTATTTAGGTAGGCTATCTCACCCTTTGCTAAGAGCCAGCCGTACAATCCATACATTACACGAATACCCCCGCTGGTTGGTTCAAAGTTAGGTGTTCTGATAAGGTAAGGTTTTCTCATATAAAAATAAACTTTAAAATTAACCCAAAAAGTGTCTTATCAGCAAACCACCACTTACCTAGTGTAGTTCCGCCATACTGCAAGTCCCTGAAAGGGTTAATCTGTTTCATTGTTGGTTCGCTATGGATTGGTAAAATCTGATGGGATAGGTGTTCTGTAATCCAGTAAATCTTCCAAAGCCTAAAGGTTCTACCTAGTTTTGGTGCTTCACCGCATTTATTTTCAATAGTATATTTAGGTATTAGTTTGCCAATCATTTAATTGTTATGCTCCTTCCATAATGACCTAAATATTTAAAATATTGCTTGACCTCGTAAGAAAATGGCATTTGGTCAAAGTTAAGCTTCTCAATTCCCCCTTTTGCATGATGGTAAGCAAAAACTTGCTCCCCTCTACACATTACCTTTTTACCCTCCAAATAAAACTCGCTTTCCCGATTAAGCGACTTACAGCCATAATAACCATAGTCCTTGTCGAGTATCTTGAGTTTAAGTTCGGGCATAGTATTATAGATTGTTAGGTTCATAATGTCGTTCTCCTTACACTTATAGCTCATAGCCTCCTTGTTGCGTTCTTCCCATACATCCCAAAACTTCTTATTAGTGGAGGCTACTAACCCGCCCTGTAAAAACATCTCCTCGGTTACATTCTCAACGCTGGTATTTTCAAAGTCGTTTAGGTTAATCGGGCAAGCTACATCGTAATCTCCCTCAAGGATGGCATCTAGGCGGGCAGTTATAATGTGATCGCAGTCTATATTAGCGATTAAGTCATACTTGTCGGTTAAGAGTTTGGCAAAGGTAGGCTTGGCGTTGTAAAAGTTAATACCCTTTTCAGCAAAGACCTTATCAATCGTGTCCTGCCTAAATACCACTAAGGGTATATCGGGGTGGAAGTATTTAAACGAGTTAATCAAGATAGGCGTCCCCGCCTGGTAGTAATACTCGTCTGACACTATCGTAAAAAAACACTTTTTCATAAATTATTTTCTTGCTAAAAAATGGTTATTTGGCGTTTCCATATATCTATACCCATACCACTCTAAAAGAGCTTTAACATCAGCTGATCCATGCAGTTCGCCTATAATCGCTCCCACCTTTTGGTAAGGAAAATAAGAAGCGTTTAAAATGTTTAATTCATGTCCTTCTGTGTCTAATTTCAAAAGGTCTATATATTTTATGTTCTCTGTTTCCATAAAATCCGCTAGTGTTCTGCAATCTACTTCATAGTCCCCTGCTTCCGAAATTGCCCATCCGCCCTCTTTAGGGTCGCCCGATTTACGCATCTTCCTAATAATCGACCTATCCGATAGTCCCATCTGTTTAATAATAATCTTGCTTAGGTTGTTTTTCTCAACGTTCTTGCGTAAAAACTTCACGTTTTCTTCAACAGGCTCTATGGCATAAATTTTATCGGCATGATCGTATATCCACATACTAAACGCACCTATGTTAGCTCCAACGTCAACAACAATAGGATAGTGGTTTAAAAACCCATACTCACTATCTTCTATTACCTCTTTGATAAATCTATTATCTTCAGGGTATATTTTCATTTCGTAAACAAGACTATGATCGCGCTCGCTTCGTACCGTCTTGCTTGATAGCCCAATCCTGTCATATATTTAACTAGCTCTTTCCACGAAGGGTAGTGAAACTCAACCTCAATAGCTTTTATCTTTGGTGCGACTTTTTTAAAACCTTCCGATCTTAAAATCATGTCTTCTGCACCCTCTACATCAAACTTCACAAAATCAACCTCGTCAATCTTGTTTTCTTTCATAAAGGTATCAAGGGCCATTGTTTTTACCTTAACCTTGTTAGAGTACGGTCCAGCCGTTCCCATAGAAAAAAGCCCATCAATAGTCTTATATCTTCCGTCTGGGCCTACATCTCCCACCATTAACGTATTCATTGTCCTATTAAAATCATTTTGGGAAAGCTCCATCTCGCCATCTTTATCAGCTAGCGCACAATTAAACACTTCTACGTTGTCCCAATTATTAAACTCTTTGTTTTTCTTTAATGCTTCAAAGTGTTCAGGGCTAGGCTCGATAGCATATAACTTTTTGCAGTAATCTCGCATGTATTGGGAAACTATTCCTATATTTGCCCCAACGTCAATTACCACCATATCCTTCTTTTGGTTAAATATATCCACATATACCCCATCAAGGTATATTTCCTTATAGATATAAGGGATAAACAGGCTTTCAAAGGGTACGTCTGGATAATAAATTGCTTTTAACATTTTCCCACCTCCTCCAAATATTTCATACACATTTTCATCTTTTTAAACTAATAAACCAGGGATTATTTTCTTCGACCATCATCTTAAACATTGCTTTAATGTTTTCTTTTTTCTTAGGGTGTAGTGTGCGGATATTTCTAAACAAGCCTAAAACATCGTCTGCCTCCTCTGACCAGTGGGAAAACCCGTCATCCAGATAGTCCCTATCCCTCCCCGCCCCGATTAAGCGAACAGGGATCTTTTCGTGGTTAATGTAATTTCTAATCCACTCAAAGGGTCTGTATAACAGGAAAGGCGTTATGCTGTACACAAAGGGCTTCTTGCCTTCTAGGGCTAATCCTACGGCCATTCCGACTAGTGCCTGCTCGGAGGCTCCCGTGTTTATGCATCTATTGGGGAAGTCCTTAAAGTGCCTGTCGAACGCCCCATAGCCTAAATCTCCTACCAATAAATAAATATCAGGGTTTTTTTCCATCTCATTGTATAAATATCCTGCAAAATAACCTCTTTGTGATTGATGAAAGTCTTTTACGTCTATCATTTCATTATCTCCTTATATTTTTCCTCATCTAACGTCTGATAATGTCCGTTAACTCCCTGTAAAAAGTCAGGGTATTTAAACATGTCGGTTCTCATAACCAGCGAGGGATAAAAATACTGCATTCTCAGGTCTAAAAGGTCAGCGTCAGCTTTTCCATAAGCAGAATACCCATTAGCATTAACTGTTATACGTAGGTTTTCAAGGCGTAAATCCGAGGCTATTCTAAGAGCTTCCCAGGCACTCCCCTCGGCCATTTCACCATCGGAGGTTAAAACATAAACATTTCTATTTCTATCAGCCAGTGCCATACCAACGGCTACTGTTAACCCTTGTCCCAAAGATCCTGTCGAGCAGTAAATTTTGTCTTTTAAATCACGGTTAGGGTGAGTACCGTGTTTATCATAAAGTTTCTCTGCGTCTAAAAAGTAATACTTTTCTAAGACTACATACAAAGCTAAAGCGGCATGCCCATTGGAGAGAATAAAGGGCTCGTTTTCCTTTTTAACCTTATAGAGGTTATCAATTATCCCAACCGAGGTTAGACAACTGCTTAAATGCGACAGTTTTTTAGAATAAGAAATTTCTATGATACGTTTTTCTAATTCACTCATAAGCAAGACATGCTCTTTCCCAGCAAACACAATGGTATGTTTCTATCTTCCCGCCCCTGTCTTCACAATCTACTCTGTTGCTTCTATCTATAATCTTTCTTTTGCCCTTTTTTTTATATTTCCTTTCAATAACACCATTGCAGAAGGAACATGACATATAGTCTGCTTTGTGTGTATTGGCATCATAATTCATAAAATTAAATTTTCTAGCCATATTTAACACCAGGGCATATATTCTGCAACCATTTCCTTTATTGAGTCGTCAAGTGTTTTCTTAGGCAGCCATCCATAACTCCTAGCTTTATAATTAAGAGATACCCAAGTATCTGCATCATAAGACCTTAAGCTTTCAACCTTGTTTATATTTGCCTTTCTACCCGTTATTTTTTCGACCTTTTCTAATACTTCTTGATTTGTGTATTCTTTACCAGTTCCCAGCTCAAATATGCCTCGTGCCTTGTGTTCTGCAAGATTGATAAGCCCATCAACTACATCTTGCACATCAATAAAGTCATGTCTTGGATGAGGAACAAAATTAATCTGCTCTTTTTCCATACATGATCTGATTAGTTGGGGTATTAAGTGTTCTTTTTGCTCGCCTACACCTGTTATTGAAAAGGGTCTGATAATGCAAATTGGCAGGTTGTATTTCTCTGCATGGGATAAAAGTATCTCCTCTGTCGCTTTTTTTGCCCTTGAATACATGGTTTGAGTTTTTAATCTAACTGAAGATGTAGAGATATAGACAAAGCACTTAAATTTAATATCTTTTACCTGCTGGATTACATAAAGGGGATCAAGCACGTTCGCTTGAAATACTTTTAGGTCGCCTTCGTGGTGATACATGTTGCCAAATGTAGAAAGAAAGAAGAAATAATCAAAAGGTTTGTATTTAGTGGTGGTAATTTCATCATGAGGTACAGCGGTAACATCTCCTTCTAATTTCTTGATGAGATTTTTTCCTATAAAACCATTTGCTCCTGTAATATAAGCCTTCATTTCCACAAAAAAACGCACCAACCTTTCGGCTGTGCGTTATATCCGTCTCGTATACAACGGTATTGGCATTTAACTTATATCACATTTGATATAGTATGTCAATATTCCTCTCTGTTTTGTCTGTTAGCGCCCCATGAGTGTCCGTTTGTTTCTCTCATTCTGATGTGCTGAATAAAGCGGGTTAAATCCTCAACTCCCTCGTTATCCCCTGCCCTCATAGCCTTAATTAGCTGCTCCCTTAACCTCTTAATCTGATCCGATTCGTTTAAGATTCTGTAGGCAATCTTTTCATAGTGTTCATAATCAGCAGTAGACTTGGCATTTTTCATTGCCTCTGCTAATTCTTCCAAGTCTTTTTTACGACCGTAATCAATATTCATAAGTTGTTTTCTCAGTTAAAGGGAAGGAAACTGAGAAAATCCCTCCCTTAACAACTTACACCTATGCTGATGTAAACCTGCAAGTTTGTACCCAATCGGAATTGAGTATTTTGCTTGCGTACGAACCTGCCCATGAAACGATAGAGATTCTACCGACTGGTGAGTTCGAGTCTACAACGTTAGGTAGGATGTAAAGCTTTGGTTTATCTTGTTCGAGGTCATAAACTCCGAACGCATCTGCACCGTGAACATAAGTATAGAATCTAACAACGGTTGAAGCCGCTGTAGAAGTTGCCTCTGTTCCCGAAGATACGTCTTTATTTAACAACCATCGTACTTGATACAGTTCTCCCATTTCTCCTTTGTATAAATCTTTAACATCAGAATACGTCTTGGCGTTTAACCAAGCTGTATCTCCGAGTAAATTCATCTTTGAGTATGGGTCTGTTTTACCAATAAACATTCCATCTGGGTATTTGATCGCTTTGTTAAGTTCCAAAGCTCTAACGATCATTCTTATATCGCAAGCGTCCAATGTGTCTCCTGCTGCCAGGGTACCTACATCGTGGTTGTTGCCATAATAAGATGTTCCGTTTTGAAGCTCTGATCTAACCAAACGGTTCAATGTCTCTCCCATGTTCTGACCAACCTGCTCGACTGTTTCCTTCATATTCGAGTCAATTCCAGTTAAGGAAACGAGTCTCGAAGTATTTACGGTAAGACCGTATTCAGATAGGGTCATTGCTACTGTACAAGAGTTAACTGCACATGTAACTGGGTTTGAAGCCTCTCCCAAAGGAGTTGTTATGATTGTTAATGGCTGTCTCCTGGTAAAGTTTACCGTTCGACCTTCATTAACAGGGTGGGTTCTGTTTTGACCTCCTTCTTTGAGGATCAATTCCATTTCCGCCCTTTTCAAAAACACTTTATCAAAATAAGTTTTTACCTCATTTGAAAGGCTACCGGATGTTGATGTCGTTGCAACGTTTGTTGCTCCGCTTATTCCTGCTCCTACTACTGCCATAATTAAAACACCCCTCTTTCGAGTAAAACTACTCAAGTGCAAGGATCGTTAGAGGTTAAGCCTGATAGACTCCCAGTTCTTTTTCAAGTTCCTCGATTGACTTATCCTCTGCTTGTTTCTCTTGTTTCCTAACAGAAGTTGGTCTAAGAGCAGCTTGCGATACTTGCCTTGCTATATTCTCTTGAGCTTTGCCAACTTCCTTGTCTACTGCCCCTTTATAGGGCTTCATCAATTTAGCGACAAATTGCTTAACTGATGCTTTATACGGATTAGCTTTAACATAAGCCTCTACCGCCTCGTAAACTGTATCGGAGAGTTCGTTATTAAAGTGTTCGCTGTCTGGATCAAGTTCGGGGTATTGACGGACTGCCTCGGAAGATTCCGAGTTAATCCTGTTAATAGCCTCGTTCTGCCTATTCCTAAGAGTGATTAAAGCGTTGGTGTTTTGAATAATCTTCTGCTCTCTGGCTATCAATCTCCTTTCAAGCTCCTGAGCATCAATTTCTTCTCCTGGTTGAAATAATGGCTCGCTGGGAATATTTGGTTGATATGTCTCCATATCCGAGCTACTTGCTCCTGTTAGTTTTTCCAGCTTTTCTGCCAATGATTCAGCCTTAGCCTCTGCCTCTTTTGCTCTTTGGTTCAGCTCTTTAATCCTTTTTGCTGCACCTTTTTTAAGGTTCTCCTCTGTTTCGGTTTCAGTTCCTTTTTCCTCAGTTGCAACTTCAGTTTCAGGTTCTTCAACGTCCCCAGTTGTTTGTTCTTCAGTCGACGATTCTGATGGGGTGTTGTCTTCACCCTTTATTTGAGACTCCAAGTCGGCCAACTCTTTGTCATCCGCCAAATTTTCTTCATTCATGTTTTATCACCCCCTTCCTTGTGATCACACATTGTTTAAGTGTTGTGCGAGCTTCACTCAAGCTAAATTGCTTGTATCTGAGGGGATGCCTTCCCCCAGGTACAAATCATCTAGCCTTTAAAATTGGTAACCCTTTTTCATCTAAGCCAACCATAATTTTATTAATGCCTATAAATACTGCATGTTGGATTTCGCAGCTTTTACAAACACAATATGGCCCCTGCTGCCTCCATTCGTGAAAGTCATTCGGCACAAATGTATAGCTAGGATTGTTAAAATCAAGCGATTCTCCTTCCTCCTCCTCATTTTTCTGTTCCGTCTGGTCTTTCACACGCCTCCCTTGCATCATCAATTTTATTTACAAACCTCACAATAATATCCTTAGCCAGGCTTACAACGATTGTATTCCTGCCTATCTCCTCAAGAGGCAAGCCATTATCAATCGCTTTTCTGTTGATTGAGTCCAGTTCTCCTAATAGTGTGTCAATGTACCTTGATAAAATTGTCCAACCTTTATGTTTAGATAGACTGTATAAATGCTTTTCTTCATCAGTAATACTAACTCTATCCTCATCTCGGTCTTTGGTAAGACTGGATAAATTATTAAAGAAATCAGGCTTGATTGCTCCTGACGTTTTATTCATAATTCCTACATTCCCTGCATTCCCTGCATATCAGTTGGCTGTACTTGCTGTTCTGGGGTTTGATTGGGGTTTTGCATCATCTGCTGCGCTGCCATAGCAAACTGCTGTCCTGCTTGATCCACCTGTCCCATTAAGTCCTGCTGTTTTTCTTCATCGGTCATTTCTTCAAGTATCTTGTCCCAGTCTTGAATACCTGAGTTAGAGATTGTCTTTTTAAACAACTCGCCAAACTTTAAGTTATATCCATCCTCTTTTAGCTTAGCCTCTAAGATATTCCCTTGAGGTGTATTGGTTTGTAACCATAACTGCATCATCATCTGTAAGTTTTCCTGTTGTGCTTTCTGGTCTATGGCGTAAGTAGAGCCTGACACCAGCTCGTAATCATACATAGTATTTTTACCCTTGGGAATAGAAAGCTTACCCGATCTCTCGTCATAGTTTTCTTTTACTTCAGGGAACTCTCTTGCCAACTGCTCTAACTCATCGGGGAACATTCTTATTGAAATAGCAGAGGACTGTTTCTTGCTTAGAAGATTTACCATCTTTTTCATAACCTGAGTTACAAACTGCTCCATATAGAACCTGTCTGCATTATCCCTGGTGTTTTCTCTTGCCTGTTGCATCGCTAAGGCTCTTGGTGTTTTACCCATGCCTGGGTCAGTCTCTTGGGTGACTGCCGTATCCGATGTGCCAAACAGGTTTAATAGTGAAGCATTGGCAACCTGATGTGTGTTATTAAAAGTTGCAATACCCTGTGGGGAGAGGTTTACGGGATGAATTGCATTTGCTACTGTGCCTTGTCCTGTCCTAAATAGCCACTGAGCGCCTGCAATCGGTCTTATTGAGCTTTTAGATGCTACCTGATCTAAATTAATGGCAACAGGAGGCCTTTGCGACAAAGCAACAGAGTCAAAATATGAGTTCCAATTAGCGTTTACTGCCATCTGCATACCCTTACCCCGTTCAAAGTCTCCCAGTCCCATAAAATCATCCAGTAGTGGTATTGAATATTTAGCTTTAACGGGTAAGTCGCCGTCTTCATGGGGGTTTTTCTGATCTCTAAACTCAAGGTCGGCATCAACACAGTAATCAACCCATCTGTCTCTTTCAAACTGGGTTAAAGCCTCAAAGTAACCTGCCTTTTTAGCTGGGTCATCGCCTGAATATTGATCTTCTTCTCTTTTTGACTTGGCTTCTGAGTCTCTGTTCTGTTTTGAGCCAGATAAGTCTTTCAGTTTGGTAACAATCTGATTTATGTTCTTATAGCCATCCTGCTTTTTAAGTCCCTCAAAGTAGCTTAATGGCTTCCATGTTCTTACAATCACATGATCGCTGTCGTCTAAGCTGACTGCGCCTACTTGAGGAAACACATCCCTTATGTTTAAGAGCCACATATCTGGACCCGTATAGCCGTTTTGCTTAACATCGTGGTCAACCAAAGCAAAGAATACCCCGTAAATGTTAGAGTAAAGGTCAACCATCCTAAACTTAGTCAATAAATCAAACTGTGCGTTAGCATTTGGTACAACGTACTTTTCAAGTAAAAGGTTTTTAAGCTTGGCATCTCCCATATCGTTAGTAGAAATACCTTTTACCTTGCCTATTCCCAACTGACCCATTACACGATAAGCTCTTTCTATGGTTAGAGTGGAAAGTTTGGGATCAAACACGTTGGATTGTGTTTTATACAGGGAAATAGCATCATTTAACTGACTATGGAATAGTTTTTCAAGATCATCCCATAATGCACGTTTTTCTTTAAGAGAATTAAAAGAGGCTTGCTGTCTTGATCTGATTTGTTCTGCAATTTCTGACATAAGCACAAAAAAACGCACCTTCTCTTTCGAGTTGTGCGTTATATCCGTCTCGTATACAACGGTATTGGCTCTTTAATTTTACTATAGCCTATTTCTTTGTCAATACCCCCTGTGGTTTTTCAATCTGGTATTTATTCCGTCTGGTCTTAACTATGTTTAAGGTATTTACTGCCGCTAGACCATTTACAAGGTGTATATTAAAAGTCATCTGGGAAAATGGCGAGCTTGTTACTTCATTTTCGATTATCAGATGCAATGGCATATTCTTGGATAGTAACTTTTCTAATGGACAGGTATCTGTCACGGGCATTCACCACCTCTATTACATTATAATCGGTAATGTTCCCGTTGTTAACCCGTAATGTAAATGTAAATAGCCCGTTCTTTTTCACTTCAATATCTTTCTCAATGTCAAGGTGGGCCTGTCGGTTATGATCTTTTATGTTAAGTGCGTATTTCATACTCCGTAAATATCTTTAAATACCGTCTCTTGATGTGCTTCCCACTCTAAGAGTTCGTTCTCGTCTTTTGGTTTTAAGCTTTCCATTCCATAACGTCCTGCATCCATTAAGTGATTAAAGATGGGGCTTGGCTCGTTGACTATCTTCCCATCTTTGTCGGTAAGCCATAGGTAGTTACGCTGTTCTTTCCATATATTAACTGACCTCTTGGTTACAAAGATTACCTGATCCTGTACGTACTGTATGCCCTGTAGGACACTACCTTGTCCTTTCTGAGAAGCTAATATATTAACCCCGTAACTTCGTATCTCGTCAATACTCTTAGGCTCTGCGCCATCGGCTATTACTAAGGCTTGGGTAGTGTTTAAGATCGTATCGGCTATCTGTTTATTTGACAAGCCTTTTTGATAGACCAGCTCGTCCCAGATATAAGCGTTGTTCCATTGATAGATATCCAAAAGAGCTGTCGGATCGTTGGTATAGCCAAAGTCTAATCCTTTCCTAACCAACCGTGCTTCTTCTGGTACTGAGCCTATCTCTTTAAAGTGTGGGTAGATTATATTCTCTGCCAGTCCTAGCTCTCCTAAGCCATATACTCTCCACCAGTTCTTGTTACCCATCCTGCTTTCTATAGTCTTAACTATTGCTGGGTCAAGCCCCTCATTGTCTTTGTAGGTTAAGGTTATAAAGTCAACATTGTCTTTGCCGATTACTTCGTTATAAACCCAGAACTCCTGCACAGGGTTGAAGTCAATCCATATTATCTTCTTAGTTCTTACCTCTAGCTGTGTAAAAATCTCATAACTAATATTATTAGCTTCGTTTATAAATAAAACATCCCTTCTTGGGCCTCTTACTTTGCCTGGCTGATCGGCGCTAAAGAACTCTATCCTTGATCCGTTCTCAAAGGTATAAATACAATCCGTCTTATTCCATAAAGCGTCTTTAAAATACTTATGTTCTTCCATGATTAAGAGAAAATCCCTCATCGCTCCTCTTTTAAGATGCGGGAATGTTTCAGAGACTACGCTTAATAACTCGCCTGGGTTTTGTTGGGCGCGTTGTATCATCCAAAGAAGAATTGAGATAGTCTTAGAGGCAGAAGTACCACCGGCTACAACACGGATACGTTTCTTCAAACTAAATATCTTATCTGTGGCAGTTGTTTTTATCATGTTTTAATGCCGTCTATTTTTAACCAAACTAACTCAATAATATTATTCCCATTATTGCAATCTAACTCCTTACTTCCATCGTAGTTATATAAAAACAAAGACCTATTGCAATCACATGAAGCGTTACCATCAAACCACCAATAATACTGACTGTCCACATATTGAGGATCTATAGTATATCTGTAATATTTAGTAAAACCACTTCTTGTATCTTTTAATTTAGCGACTGCTTTTATTTTTTTCATTCTGCTTTTAACTCCCCTAGTATTGGGATCGCTATATTAATTTGTGTGTTAATGTTAGTATCTTTTAACTTACCTTTAACTTTATACCCCAGCTCTAGAGCCTTATATTGAGTTTGATAGTCTGGTACGTCTATGAAATCATCGGTCTGACTGTCTGCATCCTTACCTGTTGTTCTTGCACTTACCACTTTAGTTGCTTCTAATAATTGATCGTGCTTTCTCATTAATTTATCATCGGGCATATATTTTTCCAACAATTCGTTCCAACCTTTTGATTTAACTATCTCATTTGGCCTAGTGTTGGGAGAATAACCTATCTCAACCATATCGGCACTGGTAATATCATCCATAGATGGATTTTCAAGGATTTTCTTAGCTAGTCTTTTTTGTTTATTAGTCGCCATCTTCATCCTCTCTTTTTACCATATCCTCTAGCTCGTTTAACACCTCATATACCTGTCCCCCCATGTGATAGGACTTGCTTTTCTTTTCCTTAATCCAGTCAAGCAGCTTTTGCTTTTTCACGGACCTCCTTTGCAAATTCTTTTACAACATTTATAATAAGTTTTACCATATCTATATCTTCCCTTCCTTTCTTACAAAAAAAACATACACATCCCTGTTTATCCCTTGCAAGTGTGGGATGGCGATCTGCAATTATTTGTCTTATCTGTTTTTTTACATCAGTTATTGTCATATCTTAGGCTTTAAACCGGACACCTCTTAACCACTTTAGGGTACACCCACCCCTGACCACAGCTACACTTTAATCTGCGATAGCCTTTATAGCTCATTGTGCAAGTTCCATTCTCCATTAAATAGGTTGTGTCGGTTTCTTTATGATAAAGTAATTTCATATTCTTTCAAAAGACCTTTCTAAACCCACATCTTAAACAGACATTGCTTAATATACCCTTATTAGTTGACATTATTCTAAATCCTGTCATATTTTTATAATTCAAATGTCTATATTTATGTCCTATTAGAAAACAAATTATTCTTTTCATATCTCTTAACCAACAACTTCCTTGTCTAAAACTTATACCCTCCATTTTTTAACTTAATAGCTTGTTTATGACATAAAGAACATTCAAAAGTATCAGGAATTACAAAGTGCTTACCTAACACTCTACACTCATAATTTATCCAATTTTCTTTGAATATCGGATAGTATAAATCTTTTGTTATTTGTGTTATTAAACTCATTTCTCCTCCTCTTGGATTAAATCAATAATCAAAGACCTTCTTCTGGCAATTCTTCCAATATTTTTTTTATTAACCCTAGCATTGTTAAGTCAGGATAGTTTTTTACTGTTACATCAACAACATCCCCTCCAGTAGTGACTTGTAAAGAATAAACAGTTTTGTTCCCCTTTAATGGGTCTTTTCCGTCATTTGCTGTTACATATTGATTTATTTTTAATATCATTTTTTACTCACCCTCTTTCCTATCCCCCTCTTGGATTAAATTAAATTTAGGATATTTGTCTTTAAAATATTTTATTAACGGATGTTCTTGCTTTGCTTTGTGTATTTTAAATAATTGAGATATAGTAAGTTCTTTATATCCTTTGGGTAATCCCCAATCGTGCATACCACACTTCTTACAAACTGCGTATATTTCATAGGAATTAAATATCCAAACCTCGTGTTCGTGCTTCCCTATATTCCTGTGTATAAAACTTGTTTTCTTAAATTCCTTCATCTTACTCAACCCCCCCCTCTTGGATTAGCTTAAATTCTAATCTTTTTACTGCTTGTCCTATATCGTAATAGCCCTCTTGAAATAATCTTAAAACCTCATATTTATCAGTTGGCACTATTTCAATCCAATCTTTATTCTTTTCTTCAACTAATTTATCTAGTATTTTATTTTCGTGTTTTTCAAAAACTTTTATTCCATTATGTGAACTTCCTCCACCCTCATAATGAGCATCTCCCAAATCAACTCCCCAGCCACCACTAACCCAACAACCAGTAGTAAATATTTCTCCAACTTTCATAAATGGTAAATCTTTTAATAATTTATATTTCATACTTCCTCTTGGATTAAATCAAACCTAGCATTAAGTAATTTCTCAATTTCCTTTTCGTTTTCAGGAACATAAACAGTAGCAGATAAACCGCACTTACTACATTCGGCACTTCCACTACATCTTTCGTATTTCTCAACCGTAAAAACTTCGGCTGAAAACATAGTAAAAAACCTATGATGGCAAAACGATTGTTTAGTTCTTAACGGTATGTCAGTAATAAACCAGATTATTTTTTGTAATTTACTAATTTCTTTCATAGTCCTACTTCCTCTTGGATTAAATCAATAATCGTGTCCAAAACTTCTGTTGAAATACTTACCCCAACTTGTATATTTTTATTATCTAAATTAGACATTGCATATTTTAATTTGTCTTTTCTAATCTTTCCTATTCTCCCTACTAGCTGTTGTTTGTAAGTGTCTAGGGCTTCTTGCTTAGCTTTTATCATTGTAAAGCCTATTGGAATACCAAAGCAGTTATTACATTTCCTAGTGTCTAATTCTGTAACGGCTTTAGGACTACTCTGTTTCTTGCTAGATACACCGATTGGCTTTCCACACCAAACACAATTTCCTTTTCCATTCATATATCCGTGCCATTCTTTACACTCGTGTTTAGTTGCCTTTTTTATCTCGGCTCTTATAAAGGATTTAAGTTCTCCTAATGCACTATCAAGCCATGCACCATGCTTGTATTTATTGTTTATCATTTCATCAAATCTTAATTCCCAGCTCTCTTGCTCGGAATAATACTTACCCATTCTTTCTTTTTGTTGTTTCCAAGCTTCCTCCGCTATGTCTATTTTATTGTCTGGTTTCCAATTAGGATTTCTACCACCACAACTAGAACAAGGAAGTTCAGGATAATTAGCGTTACTATTTCCTCTACATTTACATTTCTCTTGCTCTTTAGTTATCTTTTTCTCTTTTCCTTTTAGTTCTGAGTTCATAAATTTATTTTAATTTTAATATCGTGATTACAGCCCTCGTGTTCCTTGGTTACAGTTGAACCTTCTATTGCTCCACATTTAGCACAATATAGATAATTTGGTAATCTTAAAAGTCTGATTAGCTTTAATAATGTTTTATTTGGAAATTTATACTTCATTTCTCCCCCCTTATTAATGTGTTAGGTGTCATAGTGTTAGTCATTTAATATAATTATCTCTTTACAGTTTTTACATTGAGTTAGGTAAGCGTGTCTATATATTTGAACATTTTCATCCCAAGTTTGTGAAAGCATATATTTATTTTCTAAATCGTGTTTACACTTCTCTTTAACTGTCTTTAGTTTCATAAATTCTCCTTAACCTTGCTCCGTCCATAAACATTCAATTTTGCCATCTCCTTTAGGCGAGCCATATAAGTGCCATTTATTCCCATATCTAACCGTAACTAGTCCCATTCTCCACAGTTTAACTACTGATTTAAAAGGATAACCCTTAACTTTTACATTATCGCAGTATTTCCATTTTTTAATCTTAGGAAACATATATCCTGTTTGAGCCCCGACGCTATCCCTGACGCTAGCCCAGACGCTATCCCTGACGCTAGCCCAGACGCTATCCCAGACGCTAGCCCCGACGCTATCCCCGACGCTATCCCAGACGCTATCCCCGACGCTATCCCAGACGCTATCCCTGACGCTATCCCTGACGCTATCCCAGACGCTATCCCCGACGCTATCCCAGACGCTATCCCTGACGCTATCCCAGACGCTAGCCCCGACGCTATCCCTGACGCTAGCCCACTCTTTTACCAACTTTATATGCTTAGGTAAAATAATAGGAGCTTTAATTTTAAATGGATGTGGAGGCATCCTGTCTATTGCGATTTTAGAATATAAATCTTTCTTCCATTTCTCTAATTCTTTAAACGCTATCTCTTTATGTTTTTTACCAATCCAATTAGGTTTTACTCTTTCATCTATCTGATATACCCACTTATCGGGTTTAATATAATTGTTGTTTTTAGGCACTATCTCAATTCTGGCAAAAGTGTTATTAGGAGCGTCTTTGTCATCAATTAGTTCTTTATCTTTTTTGACATAAAGGGAATGTAACTCGTCGTGTGAATCTATTCCCATCTTCCAATAGGTTTTTTCTGATTTTGTTACTAATAAACTAAAAGCCTTACACATATTTAATTATTCCCTCCCAATTCTCCCTGTCTAGTTAAACTTCTCTTACCAATCTATTAAGACTGGTAGCAAAAGTCTAATATTCACAATATCCTCCTATTAAAGTAACTGAATAATCATCAGAAGTTACATCTACTACACCTGTGTTCCCTGAATTGCCGTCATTGGCTATCCAAACAGGAGTAGTTTTGCCCATTATAAACTCTCCGCCTTTCCAACCTGTAAATTCTTTTCCTATTGTTTCTTTTAATAGTTTTAGAAAAGCTGTTAAAGTCATTGGTTTTGGTTTCTCTTTAGGATTACCAAATTGGCTATATCCCGCAAAATCAAAAGTCAAAGCTAATTCATCATAGCTTCCTCTCCAACTAGAAACTCCAGTAGGAAATGCGTATTCAAAATTCAAGTGAACGGTTTTGTCTTGAGTTTTTTTCTCGTAGTCAACATAAATTGGCTCTATTTGCTCAAGTTTTAATATCAATTCCCCAAGCGTAAGCTGTTCAGATTGCCCCATTCGGGCATCTCTATCAGCCTTTACTATTCCGTGCAATGATTTAACTAAAAAATCGTTATCCATAATTCACCCCCTTTAACCTCACTATCTCTGCCCAATTCTCCCTGTCTAGTTGTAATAGCTTTACTTTCCTTTCCTTACCATCTCTTCTAGCTCGTTTAATACCTCTTCTACCTGTCCTATAAGATAATACCTTTGTGCCTTCTTCTTTTTAATCCAATCAAGCAGCTTTTGCTTTTTCACGTACCTCCCCTACAAATTATTTTCTTTTTTATTCTATCTATCTCCATATTCCCATTCCCTCCCATACTTCCTTAAAGTTCTTTTATCCTGCATTAAAACTTCCTAAAATAGTTCTTGCTCTTTTACCTAACTTAATCTCTTTAGCTTTAACTATTGCACCTTCGCTATGCCATTGGCATAAAGCCTTAGCTTCTTTAGGTGAATTAGCCACAACTACCCAACTGTCGTATTCGTCATAACCTACTCTGTCTGTTCTATAAACTTTGTATATCTTCATATCTTCTCCCCCCTAGTAATGTGTTAGGTGTCATTCTAATTCTCCTTTTAGAAAATACTTTTCTTTAATTTTTAGGCATTTTTGGCAATAAAGTTTTAAATATTCTCTTGACCAACCATAACAAGATGGTAAAACTGCCCACAAATGCTCACATTTCTTCTCTCTAACTGTATTTAGTTTCATAATATACTCCTTAACCCTCTCTGTTGCCAATGTATTTTCTTTTTCATGTTTCAATAAAAGCATTGTTCTTATATTTTCCCTTTTTGCCTCCCACAGAAGTAAGCTTGGGGAGTGAGGCGTTGCTGTAAATATAAAGGCTGCCTCCCACAGAAGTAAGCTTGGGTGCCTTGAGTGAGGCGTTGCTGTTAATATAAAGATACCCTCCCACAGAAGTAAGCTTGGGTGCTTTGAGTGAGGCGTTGCTGTAAATAGAAAGGTCGCCTCCCACAGAAGTAAGCTTAGGTGCTTTGAGTGAGGCGTTGCTGTTAATA